ACCAGTATGGTTAGCGCGAGCAAATGGGTCAGCAGTTAACTTGGCTGCAGTAATAGTTCCATCTGCAATGTCTGAATTAACAATAGTTCCATTAACAATATCTGCAGAGGTAATACTTGAGTTAAGGCTTAACTTGCTATAGGCAACACCTGCAGATGCATTAACATCTGCATTTACTATTGCTCCATCTGCAATCATTGTTGACGTTACTGTGCCAGTATCGGCTGCAGTTACAGCAGTTCCTGAAATCTTAGTCTTATCAATTGCAGCAGATGCGTTAACATCTGCGTTGACTATAGTACCATCTAGTATTTTAGCAGAGGTAACTGCTCCATCTGCTAAGTCTCCAGCAACAATAGTTGCATCAAGAATCTTGGCAGATGTGATAGCGCCATCTGCAATATCTCCAGCGACAATAGTTCCATCAGCAATTTTGGCTGAGGTTATGGCTGAATCTGCAATCTTACCTGTGCTAATTGCTAGGTCTGCTATGTCGCCTGTAGCAATAGTTAGGTCAGCAATCTTTGCAGAAGTAACTGCACTGTCTGCTATTTTGCCAGTGGTTACGTTTAAGTCAGTAATCTTGGCAGTAGTTACAGCATTGGATGCAAGTATTGTTGAAGTAACGGCACCAGTAGAACCAGTAGTAATTACATTAGCAATGGTTAATCCGTGTGCTGTTGTTACATTCTCAATGTGGTCATTGGCTTCCCGTAGATCACGACCAGTTACCATATGGCGAACTACAGCACCTGCTGAGTGAGACTGACCAGTTCCAGCATTTTCAATACCACGAACAATAGTAAGTGTATTAGTACTTCGTGCGGTTACGTCTACAATTTCTTCAAGGGCTGTATCTGGATCAATAACAACAGTAAATGTACCTGATGAGATAGTCACGCCACCAAGTAGGTTTGCACCAGAAACTACAGTACAAGAAAGATCAGTAGAGTTTAAAGAACCAGATAAAGTTGTCTGCTGAGAACGAGATGAGTAGTTACGAGTTGTCATTTATTTACCTTAGTTTGCGTAGTGGACGCGGATTGGATAGTTTGATTGTTGGTTCTTAACTTCTTCATTAAGGCGTTGAGCATATAAGTTATAGATCTGTCGGCTCGTAGAACCAGATGAACCAAATGGTCGTTTGCTATCTGTCTCATCCGCTTGTGGTGCAACCATTGCTGCACGGGCTGGATCTAAGAATGTTAGCAATCTGTATATTGCTCCGTATATAATTATATCACGAGTTGTTTCTTTAAATCCAGTAACTGTGGTAAATACATTTTCATTAGCAGATAACGGTGCTGGGTTTGTAAGGTATACAACCTTAACTGTTCTGCCAGAAGTAAAGATGTCATAGACGCTTACTGTTTGGCTAGATCCTTCAACACCACCCCAAGTAACGTCATCAGCATAGGAGTCAAATCTCCAACGGCGAACTGGTATCCACTCTTTAGATGGACCAATAGACTCATAAGATAAAGATAAAATGTTTTGTATGTCAAGTCCAGAAAATTCATAAGTAGTTACTGCTGAATTATAAACAAAGGTAGTTGCTTTAACTACTGACAGTGTTTGACCAACTGCCCTAATTGTATCGTTGATTGCACGTTTAATTGTAAATCTTGGAAAAGTTGGGCTAATTGTTACTTTAGTATTAGCAGCGTGTGCAGCAGCAGTTGTACCTAGATAGCCGCGACCATAGGGAGCAATACTAGCAGTGTTGTTAAGACGGTCATATGAGTCTACCCAGATTAGTTCGTCATCAATTTCAACAATACCTTTACCAACACTATCTGTAGAACCTAAGTTAAGTACAGTATCTGCAGAACCTACTGCTGTTGTTCTAACAAATGTAGAACGATCTTGTTGAACAGTATAGCCAGCAAGATTAATTGATACTTCATCAACCATCTCAGATAATGTGGTCATGAGGATATGCTCCTTAAAGAATCAATTGCTCCTACGGTACTAGCAGTACTAGCAAGTTCATTACATATAGCATTAAAGCCTTTGTAATCTTTAGGCTGACGATTTGCATTAGCCTTAATGTTAAGGGCAGCAAGTACGCCTAGACCAGTTGTACCAGCCCAAGCATTGGCAGCACCTTGTTCTTGTTTGTATGCTGTCAAAGCAGGGTAAGTACCACCATTGGCTAACCTGTTAAGTTCCGCTACAAGCGAACTGTTTGCAACTCCTACTGTCATGAATCACCTCTTTTTTTGCGAATAGTAATTTTGCGTGAGTCAATACGATTTCTGCGAGCAACAGCAGCACGGGTTTTAGCAGCATCACTAAGAGTTGCATCTACTTTTTTCTGAGCAAGTGGAGTTTTAGCAATCTTGGCACTTTCAATTGCTTTACGAGCAATGGCTTTATTTGTTTCTTGTAAACCTATATCAGCAAGACGATCAGACATTATACGATTACCTGCCTCTTGCTTAGGATTAGAGTAACGGTTTGGATTCGCTTTTGAAGCGCGTATATCGCGGCGGATTTCTTTAAGTTTTCCACGACGTAATAAACGTTCTTCACGTGCACGTTTTGTATTTGTGCTTGCTGTTTTTTCTACTTCCATTTTACTAGTTCTTTGCCGTACAAAATTTTCTGGATTTTTGCCTGCGTTTTTTTGAGCCAGTCTTGTATCAAAATATTCTTGCGCATCCATGCGCATCTTCTCACTAGTATTTACTTTCTTGCCCTTTAAGGTATCTCGTATTTCTTTAACGGTACGTTTAGGCTTAACAGAAATAGCAGCAGGTGTACTACGCTTAGGCTCGATCTTAACACGGGCTGGGTTTACTTTAATAGTAAGTGACTTGCGGATTGTGCGTCCTCTTGCTTCTTTTTTATCAAATGCAATTGTTGCTTTGGTTTTAGGTTTATTAGGTTTAAGGCGTGTAATAGTGTAAGGCTTTTTTATTTGTTCTTTTTCTCTAGCAGATAATCCTCTGCCTGAATCTTTTTTAATTATGTCGCGGGTTCTTTTTACTGGCGATTTACTCATTTGACTTGAAACCAATTTAGCCTGACCGCTTGTAACTTTTTTGCCTAATTGACCAGCAGCCTTGCGGCGAAGTGTTTGACGAACAGCAAGCGTAACTTTAGAACTAGTACTGGCAGCCTTAGCACCACGACCGACAGGAGAACCATTAAGTACAGAGTTAAGCACAATAGCACCAATGCCCTTAAGGCTAGTTAATTCTTTACGGGCTTGAGACTTACGTACAGCGTCAATAGTTTTAGTCTTACCTTTGGTAAGGTAACCTTTGGGTCTTTTCGGTGTAGCCATTACTTGCCCTTTCTTGCTGCTGCTGTTTTCTTTGCTATTGTTTTAGGTTGTTTTACAAACTGTTTACCTTTTGCATTTCCTGCAGCCTTGGCTTTATTAGTTGCTGCTTTTTCGGCAGGTGTTAATGATGCCCATGCTGCTGTAGGTAAATATCTTTTCTTGCCTTTAGATGGTTTACCATCAGAAGTTTTCCACTTCTGAGTACCCCAGTTTTTAAGAGACTGTTGTGATTTAGCGAGTGCCATTATTTGTAGCCCCCGCCTGCTTTCTTATACTGAACAGCAAGCAGTTGTGCTTTACGGGCAGACCATTCCCCAGAATCTCCACCCTTAGAACCAGCCTTAATTTTTTTAAACAAAGAAGCACGCATAGTCGGCTTTGTATAATTGCCAGCAGCATTAACTTTAGATTTGGCTTTCTTCATTTTTTCTTTCCCTTGTTTCGTTTAGATATAGCAGCAGCCTTAGACTTAGCATCAGCCTTAGATGAAGCACCCCAAGCCTGAAGGCTTAGTAATAGACGAGTAGGCTCACCATTAGGCTTGCGTTCTGGTCCAGCATTGCCTGCTGCACGTGCCAAGAATGAGGCTCTACGGGGGTTGTCGCCGCTTTTGACAGGTGCTTTGAGTGTTCCACCTGTCTGAGCCTTGTAAGAGGCTCTACCCTTGGCGTTAAGACCGCCTTTAGGATTCTTACCTTCTTTACGTTGCCATGCTGCAGAAGCCATTAGTTACCTAGTTTTCTTTGAAAGTACTACATCCTTACCATCTGGGTAAGGCTTTAGTCCTGGCTTTAATTTCTTTGGTATTCTTTTGCCTTCTTTAAGAAAATCATTTAATGATGGCTTAGGTCCTATCTTAGGTAAATTTTTTTTATCTTTTGGATTTGTTTTAGCAGTAACGGTAGGTTTAGGCTTTGGGCTTTTCTTCATCATCTTTATTTACTTCTTCTTGCCCATTTTTTTCATTAAGAATGCAGGCATAGGCTTCTTCTTGGCAACTTTCTTAGCGGTTTTCTTAACAACCATCTTCTTGCCAGTTTTCTTTGCTTCCATCTTTGCCATAGCCATACCCTTAGGTGTGTATCCATATTCTTTCATTCCAACTTTTGGCATTATATTGCTCCTGTATGTTTAAGTACTTCTAC